AGGAGGGGCTGGAGCATCCACAGCATACATAGGTACATCTGTGCCTGTTGCAATTGGGGCCGCTGGAGGTGGTAACGGTGGGATTGCTACAAAAATTTTACCAACTGCTGGGCTAGCAAATACAGGTGGTGGCAGTGGTGGTTCTAGTTGCGATGGAACTGCTACGGCTTATGCTGGAGCTACAGGCGGCTCAGGAATCGTAGTCATCAGATACCCTGCTTATCTATCCCAAGCCACATCAACAACAGGCTCACCCACAACGTATATTGCAGGGCCATATCGCATATATATCTTCAACGCATCAGGAACGATTACGTTTTAAATTATGCCTAATGGAATCTTTTCTCTTAAACAACAGTTACAAGGCTTGATACAGAAGGCTTGGACTGGCTCTATTGCGACTAACTATGTTGAATACCTTGTTGTAGCAGGTGGTGGTGGGGGTGGAACTGGATCAGGATCAGTAAGTGGTGGTGGTGGTGGCGGAGGTCTTTTACAAGGCATATCAAGCGTTACTTCTGGTACATCTTTAACTGTAACTGTTGGATCAGGTGGTAGTAGCAATACAAGTGGTGGAAATTCAGTTTTTTCAAGCATTACATCGGTTGGAGGTGGTGCTGGAGGAAGCGGATCGAATGGTGTAGCTGGGGGTTCTGGCGGAGGAGCCGCAGGTAGTGGATCAATTCAATATACTTATGGACAAGGAACATTTGGTCAAGGTAATGCTGGCGGTACTAATTTTGTCCAAGCAAGTGTTGGCCCATCTGGAGGTGGAGGCGGAGCTGGTACAGTTGGTTTAAGTGGTGTTACAAGTGTTTCTGGCAATGGAGGTGCAGGTGTAGCATCTGCTATTTCTGGAACTTTAACTGTTTATTCTGGCGGTGGAGGTGGTGGAATCTTAAGTGGTACGGCTGGTTCTGGTGGTGTTGGCGGAGGCGGTGCAGGAGGAACTACAACTGGCACTAGCGGAACTGTTAATACTGGCGGAGGAGGCGGGGGCGCTTATAGTTCAACTGCTGGTTCAGGTGGTTCAGGCATCGTCATCATTTCATACCCAGACACCTATAACGCACCATCAGCATTAACAGGAACATATACTGCTTCTACAAGTGGTAGTGGTAGTGTTTACTTTAATGGAAGTAGCTTATTTTCTTTTGCAAATAACACTGCGCTTCAGTTGGCAACTGGAGACTTTACTTTAGAAACTTGGATTTACCCAACGGCAACAAATACATATTTTCATTTTTTTAGTAAATGGAATAGTGCAACTGGTTTAGAGTATCAGTTAACATTAAATACATCGACTGGGGTTTTAAATAACAATGTAAGTGGAAACACGATGACATCTGCATCAAGTGCAGTTGCAAATAATACTTGGTCACATATTTCTTGGACAAGAAGTAGTGGAACTGACCGCCTATTTGTAAACGGAATACAAGTTGCAACTACAACAGGTGGCACAATTACTAATGGAACTTCAAATTTGTGTTTTGGCGGGAGGCAAGATGGATCATACTACGCTACTGGCTATCTATCTAATGCAAGATTTATAAAAGGAACTGCTCTTTATACAAGCAACTTTACCGTTCCAACTGCGCCTTTAACAGCTATAACTAATACACAATTACTTGTTAATACAGTATCAGGTGCTTATGTTGCGGATAGCTCTTCAAATTCATTTACTGCATCATTTACAGGTTCACCCACTTGGAACCAACTATCCCCATTTGCAACAGGACTAGGATACAAGAATCGTGTGTACACTTGGACTGGTAGCGGAACTGTGACGTTCTAAGGAATAAAAATGAGTCAATCATATATCGGTGGAATCATCACAGGAACATTAAACCCTTTGACATCTTTGCCTACTGCAACTGTAGAGTATTTGGTTGTGGCAGGTGGAGGTGGTGGAGGTGGCTTCTACGCAGGAGGTGGCGGAGGAGCTGGAGGTTTGTTAACTGCAACAGGATATGCTGTTACTCAAGGTTCATCAATAACAGTTACTGTTGGATCGGGTGGAGCTGGAGGTGTAGGAACAGGACTTGCTTTAGGTGGCAACGGTAGCAATTCTGTTTTTGGATCAATTACATCAACTGGCGGTGGAGCAGGTGGAGCAAAAGCATCTGGTAGTGGCGGTCAGTCTGGTGGTTCAGGTGGTGGTGGTTATGGTGACTCAGGAGCAATAGGCGGTGGTTCTGGAACATCGGGACAAGGATATGCAGGAGGCACAAGTGCAGGTGCTCCATATAATCCAGCCGCAGGTGGTGGTGGCTCTGGTTCAGTTGCAAATAATGCAGTTGGTGCAGTATCAGTTTCTACCTCAGGTGGTACAGGAACTGTTTCAACTATTACGGGATCGCAAATTTTTTATGCAGGTGGTGGTGGCGGTGGAGCTACTCAAAACGGAGCTACATTAGGCATTGGTGGCGCAGGAGGCGGTGGCTCTGGCGGATCGCTTACAGGTGGTAATGGAACAGCAAATACAGGCGGTGGCGGAGGCGGTGCTGGATATACAGGTTATGTTGGTGGCAACGGTGGCTCAGGAATAGTAATTATTCGTTACCCCGCCAACACAGCACCTCCAGCATCAGTTACAGGTGGCCCACAGGTTCTATACAATAACGGCTATCAGATTTACGTTTTCACAAGCAGTGGAACAATCACATTTTAAGGAGTTAATATGGCACACTTTGCTCACATCACAAACGGAATTGTTGATAACGTCATCGTTATTGACGCTGAAACACTTGCACTCGGTCACTGGGGTAACCCTTCTGAATGGGTACAGACTAGTTACAACACGCATGGTGGTGTTCATGCTTTAGGTGGTACACCATTGAGAGCCAACTACGCTGGTATTGGATACGTTTATGATTCACAAAATGATGTGTTCCACGCCCCAAGACCAAAAGATTCTAAGGGTGTTTCTTGCGAGTCATTCACGATTGGAGCACCAACATGGACATGGGTTAATCCTGTTGCTATGCCTAGTGATGCAGGTACAGGAACTCCTCCTAAATTGTACGATTGGGATGAGGCCACAAAGACATGGGAAGTTGTAACTCCGAAAGAATAATATGACGGTTACACAACAGTTTTTAAAAGAAACACTTACATACCATCCTGATGGATATTTTATCCGTCTAGGGAGTAATAAAGTTGTGAAACCAAAAATTCATTCTTCTCAAAGATACGCCAGAATATCAATTCATGGAAAACCAGTTGCATTACATAGAATGATTTTTTTATATCATCATGGGTATTTACCAAAGTGTATTGACCATATTGATAATGATAGGACTAACAATAAAATTGAAAATTTGCGTGAAGTAACGCATAGTCAAAATTCATTAAATAAAAAACACAATAAAACAAGTACGGCTCCATATAAGGGACTAAATACAAGACTGTTAAAAGATGGTATTAGTAAATCGTATGAAGTTTATTTAAGTGTCAATGGAAAACAAAAATATTTTGGTCGTTATCGTGATCCAGAAGAGGCAAAAAAAGTTGTTATTCAAGCTCGTGAAAAATATCATGGCGAATATGCCAATCATGGGTTAACACAAGGAGCGATAAATTGAGCCAATTCAGTGGAGTCTGGACGCTATCTCAAGTAAGCCAAGCTGTCAAAGCACAGAATTGGACTGGTATAGCTCCGCCTGTTGTTGAATATCTTGTCGTTGCGGGTGGAGGTGGTGGTGGTGTAAATGGTGGAGGTGGAGGCGGAGCGGGTGGTTTAATTGCTGGGCTTACATCCATAACACAAGGCACTCAATGTTGGGTGACTGTTGGTTCTGGTGGCCCAGGTGGAGTAAGCACTACAAATGGTACAAATGGAAATCCATCTGTTTTATTGGCAACATCTTCAGCCGCAACAACTGGTAATTTTGTTGCTTTAGGTGGTGGTGGTGGCGCTGCTTATCCATCAAATGGGTTAGCAGGGGGATCAGGTGGGGGAGCTGGGCAAGCTACAGCAGGAGTACTAAATGGTGGTTCTGGTACATCTGGTCAAGGAAATTCAGGAGGATCATCTCTATACGCAACATCTAATCTTTCCGCAGGCGGCGGCGGCGGTGCAGGAACAGTTGGAAGTGCAAATAATACTGGTAGTGTTGGTGGAAATGGTGGAGCAGGTATAGCATCTTCAATTTCTGGGACAGTTACTACTTATGCTGGTGGTGGGGCTGGTGGTAGTAGTACCGCAGTAGGAACAGGTGGTGTTGGAGGTGGCGGTAATGCAAGTGCAAGTGGTACAGCCAATACTGGAGGCGGTGGTGGAGGAAGTTGGGGTGGAACTGGTTATGCTGGCGGTTCAGGTATTGTCATAATCCGTTATCCATCAAGCTATAAACTAGCCACATCCACTACTGGAAGTCCAAGCCAAACAACTGCTAATGGGTACATTATTTACACATTCACTGCGTCTGGTTCAATTACATTCTAAGGAATCATCATGGCTGAAAAATGGATACAAAAAGCAATCAAAAAGCCCGGTGCTCTCCATAAAGAATTGCACGTTCCTGAAGGCAAAAAGATTCCTGCAAAGAAGCTGGCGGCCGCTGCGAAGAAACCCGGAAAGCTGGGGCAGCGTGCTCGTTTAGCTGAAACGCTAAAAGGCATGAAGAAAAAATAAGGTGATGCCATTGATCCGTTCACCCTTGTTGCCCTTGCTTCTGGTGCTTTCAAGCTTTGCAAAGATGCTTGTGAGATGTACAAAGAAGGGCGGCAAATTGTTGCTGATATTGCCCATGAAGTTGATGGAGTTGTCAAAGACGTTAAGGCAGTACAAAAGAAAGCCAAAGGTCTTCTTGGGTTCTTAACTAGCGTCTTTGGTAAGAAAGAGGAAGAGCAACCACAAGTTGCTCAACCTGTTAAGAAGGTTAAAAAGAAAAAAGAGCCACCGCCAGAATTTGACGAAAACCTCATTTACCAGCAGGTCAGTGATGCTCTCATCAAGTTCTTCCAAGCGTATAACTCGCTGAAGAATTACGTCAAGGAACAGGAAGAATTTGCTCTCCATGCAAATAACGATGAAGGCCAAGAGGCTGCAATCAAGATCACGATTGCCAATTTGCAGATGGAGAAGCTGAATCAGGAGCTGAGTGACTACATGGTGTACCACGTCCCACATGAATTGAAGGACTTGTATACTAGGGTCAACCAGCAAATCGGTCACATTGCCAATGTGCAGGCGCTTGCAAGACGGGAAGAAATGCTGAAGGAGCGTAGGGCAAAATGGCAACGGGAGCAAAAGGCGGATCTAATAAAGGGAAGAATGGCGGCTACAGCAATTACAGTGCTGATGCTGATGTGGCTATGGCTGATGATAATAAGTCTGACTCACTCGCCATCCTACTGATCGTTGTTCTGTTGGTTGTTTTGTTATTGTTGATTCCGTTGATTGCTTGGATGTATGTGGATGTAAGGCAGATGGAACTCAGGGTCAACAAAGCTTTGACAAGGATTGAAGGCAAATGATTAAAAAATCTAGTTTTCTATACACGTCAATATTGATATGTATATTTTTGCCTTTTTTGTTTACAAGTTGCAATGACACTTATAGGTATTATTGCCAAGACCCAGATAACTTTGGCAAAGAGCGTTGTCAAAAACCCAGGTGTGAGTTTAATCAGGATTGTCCTGAGTATTTGGTAGCCCCTATTTTGGAGAAGAAAATTGAAGGAACTATTGCTGCTCCTGCTCAACAGCCCCAAGGAACGCCTGTCTGCCGATGAGATAGAGATCAGAGTCCGATCTTTTGTGATAATTGTGGTGACCCTGATATTGGCATTCATTGTGATGGCCCTTCTGTACTCGGTGACGTTTGTCAGTCAGCCGATCAAAGCCATGGCGCCCATCGACCAAGCCTATACAAAGATGCTCAACGACATTGTGCTCTTGATTGTTGGCGGTATAGGAGGCATTCTGACCAAAGGGCTGACCAATGAAGCCACCAATATGATGAACGCCGCCAAGTCGAATAAGGACGCTTATGTCGCACCGCCACCCCCACCTCCCGCGCCAATCATCATGACTGCCCCAGCCCCAAACTGGACGCCCCCTCCCCCGCCCATGAGTCCTCCCACCTTGGAAGCCGACCACGAACGTGAGAGAATGGCACAAGCAAGGGCATCAAATGCTTAGTTGGTTATCATGGTTTGTTGATGACCTGTTTTATTGGATAGCCGTCATTGCCTTGGTCGGTGGTGCAGTTGCTTATGTCTTGAGTTACCTGGTAGGATTTCTACCTATGTTGAAGCCCCATGCTTTTGTAATGAAGGTTGTGGGATTATCGTTAGTTGTTTTAGGAGGCTATTATGTTGCTGATCACCGAGGTTATGAAAGACGGGTTGCAGAAGATAAAGCAGAAATTGAGCGACTTAATGGTGAAGCTAGGGCTAAAGAAGCCGAACTCAACACCAAGCTCGCAAGAGCCACCAGCCAATTAAAAAAGGCTAAAGATGACATTCAGACCAAGCAAGCTGGCATTAATGCTCGCATTGACTCTGGCGAGTTGCGCCTCCCCACCACCTGTGGTGTACAAGCCGATCCAAGTGCCCCCGCTGGGGATGGAGCCGCTGGAGCCGAATCTGAGCGACAGGCTATTAAAGATATTGTCCAAATCGCCGCAGACGGGGACTCAGCCATCGTCAGCTACAACTCCTGCATCGCCCGTTACAACCAAGTGATGGAAACCGTAAATGAAGGTGTGAAATGATCACAGTAGAGAAACTTCATGCCCTACAGATTGGGCCAGAATGGGTAGAGCCACTCAATGCCACCATCCAAAAGTTCAGCATTTTTACCGTCAAAGAGCAGGCCGCCTTTATCGGACAGCTTTCACACGAGTGCAACCACTTCCGTACATTGGAAGAGAATCTTAACTACAGAGCCGAAACCCTTCAAGCTCTCTTCCATACTCACTTCAAGCCAGAAGAGTTTGCCCTTTTTGCCCATCAACCTCAAAAGATTGCCAACAGAATTTACGCCAATCGAGGAGGAAACAGGAATGAAGCAAGTGGGGACGGGTTTTTGTACCGGGGAAGAGGCACGATCCAGCTTACCTTTCACGATAACTACTGGCACTGTGGACAAGCACTTGGTCAGGATTTTGTGAAGAACCCAGACTTGGTAAAAACACCTATGTATGCGGCCATGAGTGGTGGATGGTTTTGGGCTACACATGGATGCAACCAACTGGCTGAATCAGGTAATGAAGAGGGGTTATGTAAGCGTATCAATGGTGGACTATTTGGGCTTAACGAACGCATACAATTGACTGCCAAAGCTCTTGCCGTTTTGAGCGCCTAATGAGAGAATAGGGTATGACTTTACACGCCATCAGATTTAGGCCCGGTGTAAACCGTGAGCAAACCCAATATACTTCTGAGCAGGTAGGAACAAATACCCCCAGCTTTGGCATTTCTGCTGGATGGTATGAATCACAACTGGTACGTTTTAGGCAGGGTTTTCCTGAAAAGATAGGCGGTTGGTATCCACAAAGTTTTAATACCTTTTTGGGTGTTTGTAGATCTTTATTCAACTGGTCAGCATTAGATGGCACTTCTCTTATAGGTGTAGGAACAAATCTTAAGTTCTACATCAATCGAGGTGGTCAGTACTATGATATTACTCCCGTTAGAGGTGTTTCAACACTTACCAATCCATTTACTGCAACTGCTAGTTCATCAACAATTTCTGTAACAGCGACTAGTCATGGAGCTGTTGTAGGGGATTTTGTAACTTTTTCTGGTGCTACTGGACTTGGTGGAAATATCACGGCAACAGTTCTAAATAAACAGTATCAAATCACCGCAGTAACAACTAATACATTTACTTTTACGGCTACGGCTACGGCTAATGCAACAGATGCATCAGGCTCGCCTGGGGGTGGTACAGTTACCGCAACTTATCAGATCAACGTAGGCCCAGCGATTGAGATTCCTTTGACTGGTTGGGGAGCAGGAACATGGAGTTCTGGGGTTTGGGGTACTGGTGGGGCAAGTGTTTCTAGTATTAGATTGTGGAGCCAGTCTAACTTTGGGCAAGACTTGATCTTTAACCCAAGGGGTGGAGCAATTTATTATGAGTCTTATACTGGCGGTATTACAAATCCAGCGGTAAACATTACAACATTATCTGGAGCTTCAGACGCACCTACTGTTGCCAATTTTATTTTTGTTTCAGATGCCAGTCGTTTTGTCTTTGCATTTGGCACTAATGCCTTGGGAACATCTACGCTAGATCCTATGTTGGTTCGTTGGTCAGATCAAGAATCAGTAACCATGTGGACTCCAGCTGCTACAAATCAGGCAGGAGATATTAGACTTTCTCGTGGATCACAGATTGTTAGTTGTGTGCAAAACAGGCAAGAGATTGTTGTATTCACAGACACATCTGTTTATTCTTTCCAATACGTTGGCACTCCTGGTGTTTGGGGTTCTAACATCATTGGAGACAATATATCTATATTGGGTCAGAATGCTGCTGTTTTGGCTGCTGGTACTACATACTGGATGGGTGTGGACAAGTTCTATAAGTACAACGGCACTGTTACTACATTGCGTTGCGACTTAAGAGAATACATTTTTGCAAACATTAATAGTATGCAATCGCAACAGGTATTTTCTGGAACAAACGAAGGATTCAATGAGGTGTGGTGGTTCTATTGTTCTGGAACTAGCACGACTATTAACAGTTATGTTGTGTATAACTACCAAGATGATATTTGGTACTATGGTTCATTGGCTAGAACAGCTTGGATTGATTCAACATCTTTAACATATCCAATATCAGCTACATACGATCAGACACTAGTGTTCCAAGAATACGGCCTAAATGACAATACAACTGGCACAGATAATGCAATAGATTCTTATATTACGTCTGCTGAGTTTGACATTGAGGATGGAGATCACTTTGGTTTTGTGCATCGTATCCTTCCTGATGTGACGTTTAGAAAGTCAACTGCGACCAGCCCACAGGTAACGATGACGCTGATACCTATGCAAAACTCAGGGTCTGGATACAACGTACCGCAGTCTCAGGGTGGTTCCAATGTGGCTAAGGTTACAAGAACGGCTACTGCTCCTATTGAACAGTTTACGGGTCAGGTGTTTATTCGTTTGCGTGGTAGACAGATGATCTTTAAGATTGAGGGAAACCAGTTGAACCTACAATGGCAATTGGGTACACCTAGATTGGATATCCAGAAAGATGGAATGAGAGGTAACACATGAGTATCCCAGTGATCAATGTTGCTCCTAACTTACCTTTACCATCTTCAGAGTATGACCAACATTATTTGGATAATTTGACCAAGGTTTTGCGCTTGTATTTTTCAAGCAACGATAACGTCAATCAAGTGATCAGTAATCAGGTATCAACAAACCAAGCTTTGATTTGGTTGGGGGTGTAATGGCTAATTATCAAAACGTCACTCCAGTACAGATTGCACAGGCTGCGTTAACAACCAGCTATGTTACTTTGTATACGGTTCCTACAAATCCTACTACACCAACTAGGACGTATCTTAAACAGATTGATGTTTGTAACACGACAGGTTCAGCAATAACTTTTAACCTTCATATTGTCCCAAGTGGTGGATCTGCAGGGACTGGAAATGCTTTGTTTTACACGCAGAATGTAGCAGCAAATACTACGTTTTCTTATGCTGGCGTACAAGTTCTGCCGACCAGTTCTTTCATATCAGCTAAAGCATCCACAACAGGATTGACAATAACAATTAGCGGTGGAGAGGCTGTGTAATGGCAGACTATTCAGATGAAGTAATTTCTTCATATGTTAATAACGTACTGAGCAGTGGTGGAACCAATGCTGACGTAGCCGCGGCTATGGACAAGTATGGTGTAGGAATAGATCAAGTAGCTCATGCTATGGGATTGAATTCTCAAGATGTCCAGACTATTTACAATACAGTAAATCCTACTGGCACTTATGTTTCAGCACAAACACCAGCTCCTGGCGGAATTACTACTGTTGCAACACCTTCTGTAGCAAATAACACAGGAATTGCATCAGTTGCTACAACGCCATCAGTTTCAACAAATTCAGGAATAGCAAGCACTATTACTTCAGGATCTGCAAAAACGCCAACGGTTACGTTAGCAAGTATGGGTGTAGGAGTTGATGAAGCAAATATACTTTTAGGCTCTACAGTTGGTCAGCAATCTTTGTTAAATGTTTTTAACGCTTATGGAATTACTGATCCAAATCAGATTGCATCAATGTTGAATTCCTCTTTGGGTACTAACATAAGTGGCAGTCAAGTATCAAGCGCTGCTATTCAATCGTCATCACCAGCATCTACTCCAACATTAACTCCTACGTTTGATACCGTTACTCCTGTATTGGCCCCTATCATTGCGCCTGTAGCTACAACTCCAGCAACTACGCCTGCAACAACTCCAATCATTTCTCCTGTTATTGCTCCAATATTTACTCCGACTTCATCTCCAGTTGCCACAACGCCTGCGGCGGTTGCTACAACTTCTTTAGCAGGTGCTTCTACTACGCCAACAACTAGTCCAATATCTGCTCCAACAACATATCTTGCACCATCTTTGATGACTCAGATGGAGGCCGCCTATGCTTCAAATAATACTGATGCATTGAATAAGTTAATTAAAGATAACAATATCACCACGGCTCAACTTCAATCCAATTTTGGCCTGGATGATAAAACTGTCAATAGTTTGCTTGCAAATGGTGTTCAAACGATTGATGCACCAACAGGAACAGATGGATTCTCTAATTGGTATTCTGCACATCCAAACGCAACCAATGCTGAAATTGGACAGGCGGTAGGTAAATATGGAATCACAACTGATCAAGCCGCAGCAATAACAGGCGTTGACAGTAAGACTGCAAGAGAAAACTATTTAACCTTAGATCAATTAATCCAACAAGATCCAAACCTTCAGCAAGGTGTAAATGCCATTACCCAAGGCGGTAAGGTACAAATTGTTGGTGAAAATGATGACGGTACTCCGCAGTATGCATTGAATGGCATTACCGTATACAAGAATCCAGATGGTTCTTATTATTATGGTTCAGGCAATCCTACTAGGGGTGGTGGTGATGCAATTAGTTTCAGAGTAGATTCTGATGGAAACGTGATTGTTCCTAACGATATATCTGCAAACTATAACTGGACGAAAGGTCAATCTGGATCCTTTATTGGCGGAATTATAAGTACTGTTGGTCAAGGTCTTGTCGCTACGTTTAATGCAGCAGAGCCAGCTATTGCTATGGCTTTGTCAATTAATCCAGCAACTGCTCCCTTTATGGCGGCGGCTAGTGCATATGCATCGTTTAAAAGTGGTAACTATGTCCAAGGCGTGATCAGTGCTCTTTCTGCGGCAGGTGCATATGGTCAGCAACAGTTACAAGCAGCTAATGATGCGGCCAATGCAGGCAATGCAGCTGAAGCGGCTAGTATTCTTGATCAAGCCAATCAATTCTTAGCTGACAATGCAAGCGCACTTAAGACAACGGCTAATGCACTTGCTGGTGTAGATGCGGCAACAAAAGGTAACTATGTAGGCGCTTTAACATCGGCAGCTAACGTATTCAATACAGGAGCGACAAAAGATGTAGCTTCTGCGCTTAACTTGGTTACCGCAGCTAAGGCTTTACAGTCTGGGGATAACGCCACATTATTGTTAGCTATCGGCAACCTAACGGATAGCAAAGACGCTAAAACCGCATCATCTGCTCTTAACTTACAAAATGCTTTAAATTCAGGTAATCAAACGGCTATTACCAAAGCATTCCAAGGTTTGACAACTACTTTAAATTCTCTTACTTCATCGGGTACGCCAGCTCCTTCATCTCAAACCGCTGACGCAAGTGGATTGTCGGATGCCCAAAACGCATATCAATATTTACAAAATTACAATGCGCAGGACGGTCAACTGCCCATTAACGTACAAACAGCAACGGCATTAGCGGCGAACCCTGAATATACTGGGGGCGGTCAAAGTAATCAATTTAAGCCTGGTTTACAAGTAGATGCTTCTAGTGGGCAAGCTACTTTTAACTTTGTTGATATTAATGGTAAGCAAGTTAGTTTGCCAGTTGTCTACAATAGTTCAACACAACAAATAGCTCCTTTAGATGCAGCAAACGAAGCTTCTTTTGCAGCTGGTTTGAATCAATTAGGTATTAAAACCGCAACCATCCCATCGGATGTTTTGCAGGCATTGATTAAACTTAATCCAAACTTGGGAGACACTAGGACTGTAGCCGGTAGCGCATTTAATTCTGCTGAAGAGAATGCGGCGCTTGCATCTGTTACTGGCAAAGATCCAGCAAACTTGTCTGATTTCTTAAGTTCTCTCAATTTAAAGTCGCTATTGGGTGGAGAAACTGCTGAAGCTGCTATGGCTTTGTCTCAGCCTGATATTGCGGCCGCCATCAGCAAAGGTATCAAAGCAACTGGGGATACCAGTTACGTTACTCAAATCCAACAGTACTTTGACAACTCAACTAATTTAGATGATCAAAGTTACTACAAAGGACTGATGCAAGAGGTGGTTAACCAAAACCCTTCTTTGGCAAATGATGCCAATGTTCAAAGGATATTGAATACTGATACAAGTCTTCATGTTACTTTGGCTCCTGTTGTTGTGGCTGGGGCTAAGGCTAGTTCACCAACAACTACACCTACAACTACACCAACATCAGACAAACCTTATACAGATTTTCCACTTACTACACCTGCTACAACTCCAACAAGTAGTCCTACGTCTACACCGACAAGCACACCCACATCGACTCCAACAACCACTCCAACAAGTACACCAACAAGTACACCAACATCTACACCAACTAGTACCCCGGTTACGACACCTACTAGTACTCCTACGAGTACCCCCACATCTACGCCTACTAGTACACCAACAACTACACCGACTAGTAGTCCCACAACAACACCAACCACTACCCCTACTAGTACTCCAACAACTACACCAACCACAACACCTACAAGTACTCCTACTAGCACGCCTACAAGTACACCGACTACTACTCCAACATCGACTCCTACGACAACTCCTACAACTACACCAACTAGCACTCCAACCACCACCCCCACGACAACACCTACTACTACTCCAACTACGACACCTACGACTACTCCTACGACTACACCAACAACTAGTCCTACTACTACGCCTGTAACTTCACCAGTTACTACTCCAGTAACTGCGCCTACAACTACACCAATCACTACGCCAACTGTAAAGCCACCAGTTACTACGCCTACAACAACACCAGTTACAACGCCAACCACAACACCAATTTCTACGCCAGTTACCTCGCCTGTCAGTGCTCCTGTTTCAGCGCCAACAAGCGCTCCTACATCTGCTCCAACCGCTGCACCAATAGCTATAAAAGTAGCCTCTCCAGTAGCAGCGCCTACTGCCGTTCCATCAGGAAATATGCAATTGGCTCAGGCAGCTATGGCTATGGGATTGCCAGCTTTGGCTAATGTTTTCTATTACGGAAAAGAGTTTGGAGCAAAGAAGCAAAAGCTTAACGAAAAGGGGCAGTTGGTTGATGAAGAGTACAAGCCATTGAGCGTTACTAAAGCTGGCGCTGAGGGTGATGAAAGCGATTACACAACAGAAGCAGTTTTGCCTATTGACAAAAGTGCGCCAGTTGCACAAGACACCAAAGTCAGCGAAAATGACGTTAATGGATTACTAGACCACATTCTTGGGAAATCAGAAGATGCTGCCTCCCTTGATGACTTATTAAACATTGTAAAGGGGGCCTAAGATGGCATTAGTAACTTATACAGATCCTTTGACTGGCGAAGATATCACTTATGATGATTCGATCAATACCAGTACAACGTATCAAAATGGTCAGAACATGGGTACAGATACCTATAGTTCATCTACTGGCTTACCTATTACTACCGCTACGGACGGCTCTTCAACAGACTTGGCCACACAGATTAGCAACCTATTCAAGGGTACATCATCTCTTGGTGGTGCAGGTCAACTGGCTGGAATAGCTGGCTTGGCTGGTCTTTTAAACAGTGCTTTTGGCGGCAGTGGATCTGTATACAAAGGGTTTACAGGTGGCATTCCATCTTTGACTGCTACTCGTGCCATGTACGGTACGCCTCAACAACAGATTGGAACCTTTGGTGCTACACCTCCTAAAGGTAGCGCACAACCTAATGTCACGCCAGATCAGTTCACATCATATTTGCACAATCCCAATGTGACTGATGCACAAATAGCCAATGAAATGAACAAGTATGGCATTACGCCTGATCAAGTGGCAAGCATCACTAAAACAGATCCATCCGTAGTTCAAAAGCGTTACAACTCTGTAATGGGGCCTAATGCTCAATTAGGTTCATATCGCCCTGGACAAGGCGGTGTTACATACTTTAGTCCTATGACATATGCTCCTGCCACTGCGCCTGCTCCTGCACCTGCTCCCGCCGCCGCTTCAACAGATGGCACGACTAATGCAGCTGATGGCGGCATGATGCATGGTGGAATTAGTACTTTAGGTGCATATTCTGATGGTGGTCACTTGCTCAAGGGGCCTGGCGATGGGGTATCTGACTCAATCCCAGCTACAATTGGTGGTCATCAGCCAGCTCGTCTAGCAGACGGTGAGTTTGTGATACCTGCAAGGATTGTGTCAGAGATTGGTAATGGCTCTACTGACGCAGGAGCAAGGAAACTATACGCCATGATGGATCGTATTAAGCACGCAAGAGCCAAAGCTAAGGACATAGCTGTGGATACCAAAGTAGATAAATATTTACCAGCTTAAGGAAAAATCATGGCTGATACAACATCAACAAGTTCTGGAACTACACTACCTACTGGAACGTCTTCCGTTTCTACCCTATCGGATTGGGCGGGGCCGTATGTAACCAATATGTTGGGGCAAGCTGCTGCCGTAGCAAACCAACCTTATCAGACATACCAAGGCCCTTTGACGGCAGGCCCATCTTCTATCCAGAATCAATTGTTTTCTGGCATTGGTAATTTGACATTACCTCAGAACTATGGGCAAAGTTGGACTAATACTGGCGCACCTCAGATGCCCAACGTGAATGTTCCTAGTCAGACGCAATCTGTCAGTCAGGCGGGCGCTGGCAATACAAGCACTTCAGGTTTGACCAATACGCAAATGGCTCAGCCAGACAATAACAGTATTGCTGCACAGTACATGAATCCTTACTTGGCACAGTCTTTGACGCCACAGTTAAACCTTTTGGCTCAACAGGCTCAGACCAATGAGCAGTCTGATTTGGGTAAACTGACTTCACAAGGCGCTTTTGGTGGATCAAGACAAGCCGTTTTGCAAGGTATGGATCAAAACGCTTTGCTTGGACAACAAGCTAACTTGATTGGTCAAGGCTATAACACGGCTTATAACAATGCTCAGAATCAATTCAATACTGAGCAACAACAGGCTAATACATTGGCCAACACAATGGCTAACATTGGTGGTCAGCAACAGGCGCTTAACCAAGCTGGGGTTACGGCTGACTATAACGAGTTTTTGAATCAACGTAACTACCCAATGACTCAGTTGCAGTTTGAGCAGTCTATGCTCCAAGGCTTGCCCATTTCTACAGTAAGCAATGCAGTTCAGCCTCAGTCTGGCCTGGCTAGTTTAGCAAGTACGGTTGGCGGATTGGGATCGTTGTTGACTGGCCCAACTGGTTTGACATCTATTATGAATAGTTTGAAGACGCTGGGCGTAACAGGCCCTTAAAGGATAAATCATGCAGACACTATTGGGTACAGTTCATCATCTGATCAATGCTGTTAATGGGCTAGATCCTGCCATGCCTCCAGTTCAGGCTTTAATTGCTTTGAATAAGATCAAGTCACAGATTAGTGCACAGGGAGCTGGAGGAAAGCCTCCAACAGTAGCATCTCAGGATGTGAGTGGCATATTGTCTGCTATCAATAACGCCATGCCTAAGAAAGAACCACAAGTTTCACCTCAAGTAGCGCCTCAAGTTGTTCCTCAAGCTGAGCCACAAGTTGAGGAGCCAGAAGCTATGGCTCATGGCGGTATTGCACACTTACCTGCTAACTTCCACTTTGATCATGGCGGTATCATTGCTTTCAAAGAGGGTACAGGCGAGAAGGGAGTTGAAGATACTCAACCAGAGATGAGTTATGGCGAGCAGATGAGCAGACTCGGCAATGCTTTGATGAACATACCTTTGTCTATCATTGGTGCTCCTGGTCATGGTCATGGTATTCTTTCCCCATTTATCAGCGATAGCTCTACGCCTGCAACTCCTGCGGCTCAACCTACGCAACCTACTCAAACTGCCCAACCAACGGCTCAAGCGCCACAAGTTCAACCTCAAGTTGCTGCTCCTCAACAGACTTTACCAACTGCTCCTCCCAGACCAATTGCACAACCACAAGGTGGCATACAGACTCTTGCACCACAAATCGGACTAGGACAAAAGTTCCTGACTGATCAGCTTAGTGCCGCTGCACCGACTGGCCCAGACTATGAAGCTGAGAAGAAAACTTTTGAAGCAGCGCACCCAGAGCTCAAGCAACCCGCCATGTCTGGAATGGAAAAGCATTTAGCTGACTTAGAAGCTCAAGACGCACAAGCTAAGAAAGACAGAGAACGCAGAGAAGCACAGAGGAATCTAGCTGACTTCTTCCACAACTTGTCTATGGCTGGTAGAGCATCTGCAGGTCAGACAGGTATTGGCTCCTTGCTTGGTAACTATGGCAATGCGTCACATCAGTCTGCTATGGATGCGCTTAATAGACAAGATGCCTATGAGCAAGCAGATCGTAACCATGCCATTGAGATGACCAAGTACCAAGCTGAGATTGAGAATGCTCGTAGGGCTGAAGCTCGTGGTGACTTTGCAACCATGATGACGGCTAAGCAGAAAGCTGCTGAAGCGTTGCAGAAAGCTCAAGAGAACAAGATTGCCGCAGCAGGTCATATTGCTGGATTTGAGAGCCAAGAGCGTATCCATCAGCAAACAAATGAGACTAACGAGAGAATTGCCAAGGCAAATCGTGATGCTCAGATGGCTATTCATACGATGCCTGGTGCAGAGCAAGTGTTTGCCAATAAGTATATCCAAGACTACATGGATAAGAACAAGGGGGCTACCTTTTATGAAGCGGTTAATGCTTATAAGCAAGGCGCTGCGGGTGAGAGAAACGACATCACCATGTTGAAGATGATGGCGGATCCTTTGACAAACAATGACAAAGTAACCAGAGATGCAGCTAAAGCTAGGCTTGCACAGATGGCAGGCTTAGGAGGAGGCGAGGCATCAGCTATTCCTCAAGGTGCGATTGACGCATTAAAAGCTAACCCTAATTTAAAGGCGCAGTTTGATGCCAAGTTTGGCGCAGGAGCATCGGCAAAATACTTAGGACAATAACATGGCAAACTATTTTGATCAGTTTGATACTGGCACGACTGGTAACTTCTTTGATCAGTTTGACCCGCATCCTAAGTCTAAAGAGCGTACGTTTGGCGAAGCAGCTAAGGACATAGCTGCGTCTGGTCTATCTGGCATAGGCTCTTTGGTTCAAACACCCGGTCAACTATACGGTCTTGCTACTGGTAACTTTGACAAGACTGGCCTGCTTGGCCTGGGTGAAAGGCTACAGAAGCAAGGCGAGGAGATGAAGTCTGCTGGGCTTAAAGCTCGGGAGGAAGAAAGAGCTCAGAAGATTGCTGAGGCAGAGAAGAAAGGTCAGTTGTCTGCCTTTGGGACTGCTATTGGTGAGACTGTCAAAGACCCCGGTTTGTTGTTATCGTTCCTTGCTGAACAGGCTCCTCAGTTGGCTATACCTTTTGGCGCTGGTCGTGTTGGTGCTTTGGGTGCTGAGGCGTTAGGTGCTGGTGCTGAGGCGGCAGGTGCAGTAGGTACTAAGGCGGCCATCGGAGCTGGTGCGGTACAACAGGGCGCTGACATTGGTTCAGGCACATACGAAGACGTATACAAAGAGCTCAAGAAACAAGGCTTGTCTGACGCTGATGCAGCTAAGCGTGCTATTAGTTTGGCTCGTGCATCTGGTGCTAGTGGTGCATTGATATCTCTCTTGTCTCAGAAACTGCCTGGTGCTCAGACATTCGAGAAGTTTGCAGCTAAGGTTCCTGGCGGTGAGAGCAGAGTCATTAACGCACTCAAGGGTATGGGCGGTGAGGGCTTGCAAGAAGTTGTTGAAGAGACTGGCGGTAAGCTGGGTCAGAACGTAGCTATGCAACAGGTTAATCCCAACCAGTCTTTGACTGAGGGATTGGGACAGACTGCTGGTATGGCAGCTCTTGGTGGTATTGGTATGGGTGCATTGGGTGGTGCGGGTATGCACACTCAGGCCAAGGAAGCAACGCCTGAAGCTCCAGAAGCTCCAGCTGCTGAGGCTCCTCCACTTCCACAGTTGCCTCCTCCTACTACGCCACAAGCTACTGAGACACCACAACTGCCTGCTCCTCCAGAGACTCAGGCATTGGCTGCACCAGAAGAAACAAAACAGTTGGGATACAAAGTTCCTGAGCCGTTCACGCCAGTAAGTTTGCCTGATGGCACGATTGCCATGACGCAGGAGCAGTTAGACGAATATAACCAGTACAAAGCTGATGTTCAAAAGGCTTTGACCGAAACGTATAGTGCTGACCCTCTCATCAATTCTGTGATGAGGAAGAAGCGTTTGGATGAGTTGGGCTATGTTCCCCCCAAGTCAAAGGAGGAAATGAGCCAAGAAGAGTTGGATCATTGGAACTCTTTGACCAAGCCAGAACAAGAAGAGATCATTCAGAAAGCAGAAGCTGCTGACAAAAGTCGTAAGAAATTCACAGGCTATGGTGGTCGTTGGAATAAAGCTGAGTTGGATCAGATGGGAATAGAGAGGGAAGAAAAGAATCCTCCTATTGATCGCAGTCTGCATCCTGACAATATAGGTATTGCAGGCGAGCCTATTGCCAATGGCGGTAAGCCGTTTGCCAGTAAAGAAGAAGCTACTGCTGCGAAGAAAAAGTCTAGATTGTCTGATTATGTTGTGGCAAAAACTCCTGATGGTTATGTTCTTTCTCCAAAGACAGAGGAAGATATAGCAAGAGGTAG